ATGTAAAAAAACTTGCGCTTGCCACTCGCCTTGAAATTCATCTCTCCAATGCGGTTGCTCCATGCCTTTGTAAATAACAGCATCGCCAACATCCATGCGAACAATGTCTACATTTTTTGCATAAAAATTATGATCTTCTTCGCCAACAATTTTTAAATCATCAATCTTGCCTCGATCACCGACAAATATAGGCCATACGGCTTTATCAAATCCTAATGTAACTGTCGCGCTGTACTCGCACGATTCTCTGTCAACGTGACAAAGTAGTTTTTCACCATTTTGGTACAGGCGAGCATACGCATAAGTTGGAAATAGTTTTTTGCCAGTTTCTTTTTCCATAGTAGGCAAAAACTCTTCTAGCAAAATATCTAGATTTGAATGATTATAAACAGAGTAACTGCTTGGACATTGTTCGTCTTTTGTTGCGACGTTATCATTAACAGATTCTTGTAAAAATTTAGTTAATATTTCGCAGGTTTCTTGTGAAACAATATTTTTTAAATGTTTTATGTCAGCCATATAAAATATCTAGGATCTCATCAATAGGCTGCATAAAAGCAAGTTGCACTGCGGTGCGTGTAATTGTTTTATTATAATTAACAAGTTCTTTATCTCTAAATTTACTAGTTTTCATATTTAACTCAAAAGATTCATCCGGCAATACTGAGTGTGGTTTTGCGGTGTTTAGTATCCAAACGTCTCGAGGTTTTACTGTAAATCGATATTTAACTTCTAGATTATCAGCCCTGACGTTGTAGTAAGTGTCCCCATTATCAATAGTAAGTCTATTATCTCTAATATACTCATCGCCATCCCAAAAACTAGTAACTTCCTGATTTGGATTAAAGTAAAAATTAATTATAGTTTTTTCGTTGGTGTGAACGTGTGGCGTTAACAACATAATTTTTGTCAACGCAGACTTGTACAGGTATGGTTTTAGTTTTGGGAATAAGTTAATAAATTGATTTACTTCATCAAGACGCCACCTAACAATACTTGGAGACTTAGATATTCTTAATTTACCGTAAGATTCAATTTGCGGTCTATCGTCAATATCCCTTACTTCAGGGCATTTAACGTCAAGTTTTTTTGCGTAAATTGTTGTCATACATCCTTAAACAAATTTAATGCCGTAACATTGTTCAGCCGCAACAACAGTTGCATCTGCTGTTTTAACTTTAATTTGAGTTGGCTTATTAATTGTTTTTCCATTAAGCGTAATCGATCCATGAATAAACATTAATTTTGTGCCGACTGGTAACGTTGTTGAAGATCCAGCAGACAGTTCCCATTTTTCACAGTCAGGAAGATAATTTCTATTTTCCTCTGCGGCGACACACCAGCACACAGGATTATTTACTGGCGTTTGGTTGCACGTTCCATAAGGATCCAAATCCATTTGATCAGGCCCAATCCAATCACCTGCTTGATAGTCTGGCAGCTTTGTTCCGTCGGTAAATGTATTGTTAATCATTTGCCCTTCGGTAAATAAATTCCACCATTTTCTTCCTTCTGGATAATTGGCTATGTATGGCTCTCCAGACGTCCAACTGTTTTTATAGATAACGTATCCAAATGCCCTGTATGGTTTAATTTGCATTTAAACCTCCTCGCTATCTGTTTCATCTGTGCTAGTGGTAATATCAGAAACATTTTTTGTTGAAGATGTATTAACCAGTCCAGCAAGAATTGCTTTTTTTTCAGTATTAGAACTGTAAGACGCATTTCTATTTATTTCGTCGCACATTCCAATGCCGCATCTTGCCAACTCAGTCATAATTTCATCAGATGTATTGGCGTCAGGCCACATATGAGCAGGTTGATATGCCCATCTACCATTATCGTCTGGATTGGCTGTGGGAGTAGTGTCAGAGGCAAATCCAGCAATAACTGTTCCTGATTCCTCATCAAACTCGTAAATTTTAACTGTAACTGTATTCATATTGACCTCAAATTATTAATATTAAGAAACATTGCCTTGTCTAGTTCCATTAGCGGCCCAAGTAACAAATGGATTTCCAACTAAATAAGATCCTGTTGCGCCGCCTCCACCACCAGTTCTTGATGGAAGTCCAAAGGGATAAGGAAAATAATTCTGATTGCCAGCTCCGCCGCTACCGCCATTTGCTCCTCGACCACCGCCAGCGCCACCAGCGCCACCCATCGGCGCTCGACCGGAGCCACCAGCTCCGCCTGACGTTATAGATCCAGAAGATCCAGCGTAACCGTTGCCTCCGTTTTGAGAAGGACTAGATTGACCTGCTCCACCGCTACCAGCGGTATACCCGGCACCTCCGCCTCCGCCACCGCCACCATAATTTGTTTGTGGTTGAGTGCCGCCTTTGGGCGGTGGATTACCATAAATCCTTCCCGGCCCTCCAGATCCGCCGCCACCACCACCGCTAGCAATTGTTCCATTGTTGGTGATTGTGGTTGCTCTAGCAACATAAACAGCGTTGCCTCCAGTCCCTCCGGCCCCTCTGTTTGCGCCTCCATTACCGCCTCGACCTATGATAACTCCGTTGTTAACAATAGATATTGAATCTCCTGCATCAAAAGCGCTTGGAATAGATAAAGCATAAGTTCCAGTCGAAGATGATCCTACATTGACACCAGAATTAACTGTTAACGTTATATCACTTGTTCCTGCAACATAAGATCCACCTTTATTTGTAAATAAATCATAATTTTGCGTATCACTTGCAATTGCTAACGCAATAGCAACTCTATTTGCAGCGTTGTAAAATCCTCCAACGTTAAGCGCTCCAGATGCAGCAACGTTTGAATTCCCAGCCGAGTCTGGAACTTTTCCGCCACCTCGATAAAATTCACTCATAGAGTGAGGCGCGGTATCGCCAAACTCGGTGGCAATATCAGTTAGCGCTAATGTACCAGATGCTGGCAATGCCATTTTCTATCTCCTTAAATGGTTCCAAACGCAGTTACATCGCCAACAACAGTTAAATTTCCACTAGCGTCTAGCTTCATTTTTACTGTTCCACTTGCCGCAAAATGTAAAACTCCTGAAGACTCAGTAATTGTCCAATCACCAAAGTCAATCGTTGGTACGTTAGCCGTCCCTGTAAACGTCGGGCTTGCCAATGGCGCCTTTGCGTCGAGCTGAGTCTGTATTGCAGACGTTACGCCGTCAGTGTAGTTAAGTTCTGCTGCGGTTGATGTAATCGCAACGCCACCAATTTGCAACGTTGTCGATGCGTTAACAGTAGCTGCCGTAGCAGTTGTAAATGTTCCGGCGGCGGCAGTTGCCCCACCAATTACAGTGTTATCAACCGTTCCCGAGTTGATGTCGATACCAGTAACCGGCGTCGTTCCGTCTAGTAAATCATCAATGCTATCGAGATTTGTGTTTATCTTGGTTCCCCAAGTATCCTCAGACGCACCAACTTCAGGTTTTACCAGCGTATACGTCGTTGTATTAGTATCAGCCATTATTACTCCTTTTAAGCGGCTAGTTTAGTCCATGTGACATTGTTTTTAGATTGTTCATTCCAAGTAACTGCATTTACAACTTCAAATTCCCATTTCTCTCTACCAGTGCTTGCAACATTTGAAACACTTTGAACTGTGCTGCCCCCACCAAATCGCACTCTTACTATTGTTGGCGATACTACCGCCACTCCGTTAATCTGTGCGACCGCATTTGCCTCGAGCTGACTGTCAGATGTTGCTGTTAAGCTAGATGATGCTGTTGCAGCTCCAAGTCTAAATCGTAAACACGATGCGGTAGTTGATGCGCTTGCACTTATACTTGACTCAGCATTAGTTAAAAACTGCAATGATGCTGTTGCGCTTGTAATGCTTGCAGTTACAGTTGCTGATCCAAGGAATACTTTCTGCCCAACTGACGCCGTAGATGCTGACGCCGATGTTGATGCAACTGCATCAATTACAAATGTCCCAGCCGATGTAATCGATGATGACGCATTTGCGCTCGCACTGGCATCTCTAACAATCTCAGCACTTGATACTGTAGTTGCCGCCGTCGTTGTCGAACCTATGGCATCAGTAATTTCGCCGTCTAAGCCAAAAGCCCGGACGCCATAATTACCAGTGCCAAATCCAGTTCTATACGTCATATTAGTCTAGCGTAATATCTAAGTCGCCAGTTGGGATGCGGAAAACATCGCCAGTTGATATTGTTTTAGATGCAGTTAGCGCCGCATATGCAAGCATATTTCCAGAGCTTGCTGCGTCCCATACACCAACATGAGTAACCGTTCCGTATCCAGCAGTTGCAGTTGGATATTCTACTGCCGCATCAGTTGTCGCCGTATTGCCAGAAACAGCAAATGATGCAGCCTGCCTAGCATATCCACCGCCTGAAACTTCCGCTCCAGATGCATCTTCGTCTGGATTAGCAGTGTGCAACGATACATAAACGTTAGTTGGCGACGTATACGCATTGTTTGCAAAGACATGATCCAGTATCTCAGTCTCTAAAAAATTTGAAAAACTCATCCTAGTCCTCTCACTTTTAATGTTAATCCAGATCCAGAGTATCTGGCTTTATCTGAACTCTCGTTCAATCGTAAAACTGCTGCCGCGTACATTTGCGCCCATACAGCCATTCGTGCATCTTCTTGCAAGTATGGCGCAGAATGCATTAACGATCCATATAAATATATATCTGGATATCCCTCTACAAGCCAATTTGTGGTATTAGATGCAAGCGCAGGTATCTTTTCAAAGAACAAAAGCTCAATTGTGTATTGAGCATCTGGCGTTGGATACAGTTGAAACTGGCCATCCGCCATAGCGTAATACTGCGGTCTGCCTGTCGTATCTTCAGCGCCAGCACGTTTATCTGCCATTGCCTGCCTCGATATTAGATCAAGAGGAGACGTTCCTGCGCCTGTAACGTGAGCGCGTATGTTTTCAAGCCAGTTTGCTGGCGTCTGCATATACTCATCACCGGCGTCTTGTTGCGCGTTTGATCTGGCCTCCATCTCATAGTGCCGAATATCGCGATTAATCTGCGACTCGGCCAACTGAATAAACGTCGGTATAACTGCCGTTAGATCACTTCTATTGAGGTAATCGGCGACTGTCGATTGCAGTGTGCTGTAGTTTGTTATTGTCATGGCGTCATCCCTAGTAATCCTTTATCTTTGATTGCGTACTCAAACGGTATGCCAGCATCAAAAAGTATTTGTTGATAGTAATTGCTTGTCTCGTATGGTGCATTCTCTATGCCTTTTTCTGTTAGATTGCCTTGGCCCCAATTGTATGCGGCGAGCGTATCTCTCCAGTCTGGAAACTTATCATTTAAGTTTCTCAAGTAATGTGCTGCACCAAATATCGATGACGTTGGATCCATTGGGTCAACACCACCAGTCTCACTG